TCATAGCAGTCATATTCCATACACTTGTTGCATCATTAGAAGCGACTTTAAGCGCAACTGTTCTTACATCATTTTGTTGCGTAGTAACCCAAGGATTATCAGTAATGACAAAAACTGTTTCAGTCTCACCAAATACAGGAGTTTGACCAACAGAACTTGATCCACCCAAAGTAATGCTTATTACAGGGTTAACAGATGGATTTGTTGTACTAACTTCAGGAAATAACCTATGTACATATAATTTATGTGGATAGGAGATAGGATTACCTTCAGGGTCTAACAATGTCATGTTATCCCTCTGAAATAAAGTCGATATGGCATTTCCTGAAAAAGATGTACCTTGACCTGTCTGAACCAGTTGTAAGCCTCCTGCGCCTGTATTAGGTGCATAGACAACGCATCTAGATGATAGGTTAAATGTTCCACCTGTTGTGCCACCCGAATACACAGGAGCTTCTACTGCCATAGCAGAGTTATTAATTGTCTTAGGAGGATTCCATACTTTAAGATCGTATCTGTAAGACAACATCTTATTGCAATATCCAGTAGATGTTAAATCAGGATAGTAAATCTCTACTTGATACTTTTTAGTATTGTTAACCACATGAACGTGTTGTATGTAATTAGAGTTTAAGTTGGAATAAAAGTAATTCTTTAGCTTTTGATTAGCCAAAGATACAAAATTACTTCCATCAAATGCCCAAATATCTCTAGCATCAACCCCATAAACTACATCATCACCATTATCCCAACAGTTTTGATTAAGTAACCCTCTACCTCTTTTAAAAGGAGATATAGCAAATACAGGTGCGTTATAACTTTGGTAGGCTATTGGAGAAAAGATTACTGTATCCCAGTAACTACAAACATAGAAATTAGGACCCAAAGGAAATCCATCAATTATTGGACCTCTAACAGGAATTTCTAATTCGTTAGCAGTATTGGTAAGAGTTGGTGCCCAGGTTGCAGGAACACCAGTATTAGCAAAAGACTGACTCCATCTTACTGAAGTAGGATAGTTCTTTGTTGTTGTTGAAGTATTTTTAGTTAAGTTACCCGCTATAAGAATATTACCAATATTTGGAGAAGAAAATTCTCTAACAAATGCTGCGGTAACAGATGTAATACCTAATGATGTTTCATAGTTCCAAACATAAGTATTAGGTGTTTGATCAGAATAAGAATTGTCATATAGACGTATTTGCGTATCTGATGGTAATAAATACATTGGAGGGTTAATGCTATCGTTAATAATAAACACTTGCCCAATCCAAGAACCTGTTATTGATGGATTGGATGAATAACCTGTACCAACAAATGGTGATGGAGGAGTTATTGTAGAAACACCTGCGTTATCTAACTTGTACCAAATTCCTGCTGAAGTAGCAATAACGTATGTCCAATTATTGTTATACCTAAAACCACCTTCAATAAAGATTATGTTTCCAGTTATTGCAGTTAATATTGATATTTCACCATCAACCTTTTTTAAACCACGAACATCTGCCTCAATGTTATAACCATTGTTATATTCATTTGGCAATAAAGCATTACTTGGAACATCAGGAGTAAAACTTAGATTGGCAAATGGAACTCTTAGTGGTGTATAACCTTCAGCCATGATTAACCTTTATGCAGAAGTTATAGTTTGCCAAACAGATCCTGTGTATATACAAAGTTTGCCAAGTGTTGAATCAAAAACAATATAACCCGCAGTAACTGTTAAAGCATTTTTTTGCGTAGTTGTTACCACAGGTACTTGTGCGCCATTTGTACCATCTAAAACTATACTCATAATAGGTTTCCTATAAATGTTGTTAGTGCTGATCCAGTAATAGGATTACCAGAGGCATCGTTTAAGACTACTCCGTTTTGGATGTCTTTTTTGAATTGTTGGTAGTCTGTGTTTCCCTCATACAAAGGGATAAAAATGTTTTCTCCCACAATTGTTACACCGCATGGCTGACTATCTTGACCATTTAAAATTTTATATTGCATTTTTATAACTCCGATTGAAATGCCCAATACGCTGTTGTATCACCCGAACCGCCCGGAAGAATAAAAACAAGAGCACCAAGGGCGTGACTTGTGCAGTTATACACACCGTACCCGCCAGTGACGCTAATTTGTTGGTTAGAACCAGATATACCAGAAAGCGTGGCTGAAGCACCTGTGTTATAACCAAGTCTAAGGTTGCCACCCCAAGTTTGCGTAGGATTTGGTGCTCGTAAAGGTACAGGAAAAAATGGATATATTGCAAAAGATGTGTTTCCGCTAGTTGATCCACCAAAAAACGATGCGTAACCACCATTGCCATCGTTTGCAGAATACTTAATATAATACCTCTGACACAAAGCCAACTCAGTACCATAAGGACGATAATCAAAAGATGTTGCTTGTGCTCCTGCTTCTAGTTGTACGCCTGTAATGTAGAAGGTTGCTCCGTTTGTGCCAACTACGGAGGTTGCTCCTGTGGCAGAGCGATATGTTCCAGATGCCCATGCACCAGCAGCTCCACTTAATGTTGAACCAACACCAAGCCCAAAGTTAATATATAAACCAGCAGAATTATCTGAAGTCCAAGTACCCGCAGTTGGTCCAGCAATAGTTAAATATATTGTTGTCCAAGTATTTGCTACTGGAATGGAATAAGTGAAGGGATAGGAATAATTTGCAGAACCATTAAATAATGAACCACCAAAAGTTCCAGTAAGCGATGAATATGCTTGAAACGAAATAGTAATGGTTTTAGCATTAGCTGTGCCCCATCCTAAATCTGCAATATTAAATCCCTCTATTGCTTGATACAAATGAAAATAATCACTTGCTCCAACAGAATAAGCAGATAAAGAAGTAACACCTAAATACTTAGTAAACCCTACTGGTGGTGTTACAGAACCAGCATTTTGCTGTACACTATATTTTGATGATTGTGTCACTGCTGCACCCCATCTATCCAATGTGTAAGCAGAAATAGTTGGGGTAACACTAGCACCTGCATTTCTTTGGTCAATAACCATCGCACCATTAATAATCCTATTACGCAATGATGTAATGTTTGGGCTTATTACCCCACCAGTTGAACTGGTTATGTTCTCAGCGTTGACTGTTCCGTATGTTGCCATGTTATGTTCCTTAAGCTATGTTAGCCGCTTTTAGTCTTGCTCTTAGGGATTTCAACTCTGCAATAATGTTAGCCATTATTTCTGGAGAATCATAAGCCATTGATTGGTATACAGGAACAGTTCTTGTACCCATTACAGCAGGAGTTGTAATATTTCCTTGTTCATCTTTTACAACAGGAGTTACTTCATATTGCTCTTCTTTTGTTGCATCTTTTGTGCCTTGAACTGATGACGGAGAAACCAATTGCACTTCGTCAGCTATAAACCCAACAAAAGGACTTCCGTCAGATTTAAAAGTTCCAACTTTAGGTTGCAAAGCATCTATAAAAGAACCTGATGTAGTAAGTTCACCAGTTACATTTTTTAATCTGTAATCAGATGGCTGATTTAATGTAGTAACAGTTCCATTTGTTGTAATACTTCCCGCTGATGTGTATGAAGTATTATAAAAAAATGAAATCAAAGAAATTGTTCCACTTGCTGCATTGTTCCATAATAACAATGGATTATTACCAGCATTTCCTGTTGCTTTGAAAGCTACTGTATTTCCAGAACTTACTGCTGATAATGTAGATTCGTTTATTAAAGCTGATGTTGTTCCAATGAATAAATGACCACTATTATCTAGTGTCATTGCTTGAGTCCATGAAATAGTAGTTCCAGCCGTTCCAGATGGAGCTATAAACCAAGCATGAGTTCCTGCACCAGCTACACCATTTTGATCATATCTAACAGAAGCATTAGTTGTTTTGTACGTCCAATTTGTACTGCTAGGTGTCCAAACAGCGTTTTCTGAAAGACCAAAAGCACCATAATATCCGCTATCCGCAAATAAAGCACCATTGCGACCATTGGACATTTCAATAACTTTGATACTTGAGTTCCAAGTGCTAGGAGTAACACCTACACCTACGTTTTGAGCTGTATCTATTGTTACCGCAGTAGTAGGTGTACTACCTGTTTGCAGTTGTAGTGAACCACTTGTATCACTATTGATTACTGCACCACTAGTTGATGTACCTGCTGAAATAAGAGTACTCATAATATAACCCACCTTTGTCCTGTTGCTACTGTAATAGTAATTCCAGAATTTATACTTACTGGACCTACACTTAAACCATTTGTTCCTGCACCAATTGTATAACTTACGTTAGCAGTAGAGTTATTTACTTGAATAGCTCCACCCGCTTGTGCGCCACCAATTCCACCCCATTGACCATTTATATAACCTTCAAATTGAT